ATGGAGGTGAAGTGACATATGGATATGGCAGAAATCGGAGCGAATATCCGGAGTTGCAGGACAGAAAAGGATATGACGATGGAGGAACTGGGAAAAGCAATCGGCAAGAGCCAGTCGGCGGTAGCGGATTATGAAAAAGGCAGAGTAGACATCCCGGCATCCTCTCTCATCAAGATTGCAGAGGTCCTGGAAGTCCACCCGGCGAAGCTGTTTGGTATGCAGACGGCGGATGAGCAGTTTAAGCCGGACGCCACGCTGAGAATTTTCAGTGCGGAGGACAGGCGGACTATTGCAGGAATCCTGGTAATGAACGGTTATACAACCCGACATATCAAGGTTGCGAGAGAAGGAAAGAAGAGTAGCTGGTACTGCATCCAGGCCATGCTTGAAGAAAGCAACCTGGGAAGTCAGTAGGAGGCGGATATGGAAAAAGTAAAGTTTACGGTATACGGGGAACCGAAAGGGAAGGGCAGACCGAGATTCAATACGAAGACCGGTCACGCCATGACCCCGAAAGATACGGTGTCCTATGAAAATCTGGTAAAGCTGGAATGGCAGACAGCCTACGAGACAGAGAGCTTTCCGAAAGAGGCGATGCTGGATATGAGGATTAAGGCGTATTACCGGATTCCTAAGTCGGCATCGAAGAAAAAAAGAGCGGCGATGCTGGCTGGAGAGATACGTCCGACTAAGAAGCCGGATATGGATAACGTAGTAAAGATTATCGCTGACAGCCTCAACAATCTGGCATATTACGATGATACGCAAATTGTTGACTGCCAGTGCCGGAAGTTCTACTCGGAGAATCCGAGAGTAGAAGTGACGATTATAAATTTGTCGAAGGAAGAATAGGAGGAAATTCACAGTGGATGAAAAAATGGAAATAAGACTCGTGAATCCAACGGAAGACGGATTCTTGCAGAAGATTGACTGGAACAAAGCGGAGCTGGAGGCGAATGTCAGAAGTATCGTGGAAGCATACCAGGGCTTGGTGTATACGGAAGATACGGTATCGGATGCGAAGAATGACAGAGCCGCCCTTAGAAAATTGCTCAATGAGATCGAGGACAGAAGAAAGCTTGTCAAGAAAAAGTGCATGGAGCCGTATGAGGTATTCGAGAATGACTTGAAGGATGTAACGGTACTCATCAAGGAGCAGATCAGCATCATTGACGGGCAGGTAAAGGAATATGAGAACGGCGTAAAAGAGGAGAAGAAAGCCAGATTGCAGGATGTATATGCTGAGACAATCGGAGAATTGGCAGAGGTACTTCCTTTTGAGCGAGTGTTTGAGACACAGTATCTGAATGTGAGCTTCAAGGAAAGTAAGGCAGCAACCGAAATCCAGGAAAAGATTCAGAGAGTAAAGAGTGACCTGGCGGCCATTGACGCACTGGATAGCAAGTATAAGCTGAATGCGAAGGACGTATACGTGAGAACGCTTGATATGTCCCAGGCTATGGCTGAGAACGCTCGTCTGATTAAGTTTGAAGAGCAGATGGAGGCAGACCGTAAGAGAAAAGCCGAGGAAGAGGAACGCCGGAGAGCCGAAGCAGAAGCCAGAGCCAAAGAAGCGGAGGAACGTAGACGCCAGGAGGCAGAAAAAAATGCTGCGGAACGTGCGGAGAGAGAAAAGGCACTGGCAGAACAGCAGGCCCAGGAGGAAAGAGCTTCGGAATCTGGCTACAACGCACCGGTTCCGGATAAGACGGCGGATGTGCAGAGTGAGGAACCGGCAGAAAAGCCGGCTGAAAAAGAAGTTCTTCCGGAGGAGAAGAAATACAAGGCAACCTTCTATGCGATTGGCACACTCCAGCAGTTGAAGGATTTGCAGGAGTACATGAAAGAACATAATATCCAGTTCGGAAAGGCAGGCAAGTAAAGATGAGTGAATTTGTGAAGGAACTGAATTTTGATTGCGATACTTTTAGCGGAATGAAGAGAGATATGAATTTCGTGTTGCAACGTCTGATCGGAAATATGCAGGAAAAAGGATGCCAGAACGGAACACTGACTCTGAAACTTGATGTGTCGCTCATAAGAGAGTTCGTGCCAAACTACAATCCGGAGATACCAGGAGAAAGCAGAGAAATCGCGAAGCCGAAATTTGACCACCAGGTAACAAGCCAGATGAAGGTTGAGGACAAGAAAAAAGGAAACCTGGATACGGAGATGGAGCTGTTCTTGAATGAGGAAACTGGAGAGTACGAATTGAGACCAGTAGCAGATACGACTCAGAGAAGTATCTTCGATGCGGATTACAGGGAAGCAACCGAGCAGGGACCGGCAGTGATCGAACCGGATAACGGGCCGGAGTACATCGAACGTCCGGAACTTCCAGGAGAAGTGTCAGACGAAACCGCCCTTCCTGGTCCAGTAGAAGTGTATGAAGATGCAGAGGACATCGTGTATGACGATTCTGCGGACGACAGAGCGGAAGACACACAATTTACTGATGAAACCGATTTAGACGGTGCAGGGGACGGTACAGAGATTATAAGTGACTTTGAGGAAGACGAAACCGACACCGAAGATGATGAGTATGGATATGATGAACCAGAGGAGGAAGAGTAAATGAATTTAAGAGATTTGGTAGGAAGAATGGCAATCAGAACAGATAAGGTGCGTGAGGTAATGCCATGGGAAATGGAACGTGCGTTTCGCTTAGATTTCATGGTTCCTGTACCGATTTTTGATAGAGAAAAGTACATGGACGAGCCGGTAAGAATCCTGGCGGTGGAAGGAACCCAGGTTGTTATCGAGGAAGATGGAAAGAGAAAACTGTTGGAGAGAAGATACATCGATGAACGCTGGACGGATTATGAGAGACTTCTGCATCCGGAAGAGGAAGAGAAGGAAAAAGCTGAAAAGCTGATGAAGGAGTTCGAGGTAGCGGCGGAACCTATCAAGCATTTCCTGGCAGAGCATTATGACCCGATGTGTACGGCGGTGATCTCCATGGATAACATCCAGATTTTCAGAGGAGAACTGGGGGAGCCGATTCAGAATATCTGTTGCCGGTGCGGAGCAGAGGTTGAAGAGGAAATGAAGGGATAATAAATGGATAAAAGGCCGAGAAAAGAAGATGGGTCATTGTTCATATCGTGTAAATCATGCGGAGTGCCGCCGGACAGGTGCAAGGGCTTTTGTATTTTCCAGAGAATGACGGCAGAAGCAGAAAAGCAGAAAAAGGAGGAAAAGTCGAATGGCAAAATTTAATATCGAAGTAGAACTTGACTGGATGGATGAAGAGGCATATTCCATCGATGATGAGTTAAGAGAACGGATTGTGAAGGGCGTGGAAAACGCCCTTCTGGAAAAGGCAACGAATGAAGCTGTAAAGGCAGTGGATAATAAAATTGCAGAGAAGATTCTGGAGGCGGAAGAAACGATACAGGCAACCGTAGACCAGTTCATTGCGAATGTGTGCGAGGAGAAGATTGGAAAGATTGTTATCCCGGAAAAGAAAAGCACCTGGAGCGATGAAGTAACGTACAAGCCTCTGTCTGAATACGTGGGAGAGAGATTTGAGCTGTTCCTTACGGAAAAGAGATATGACAGGGACGGCCGCATTGCAAGTTATTCCAGTGACAGGAAATTATCCGCCGCCGGTCTGCTCACGAGTCAGTATCTGGAAGAGGAACTTGGAAAGAAGGTTGAAAAGCTGATTGCGAATGCTAAGAGAGAGGTAGAGGAATCTCTGATAAAATCACTGGAACAGAATTTGAAAGAAAACCTTGCGAAAGACACGATTGAAAGAATGAATATCCCGGAAGTGTTGAAGAAATTAAGCAACATAGGAGCAAAGCAGGTAACCGGAACATCATTGCCGGAGTAAAGGAGGAAGGATATGAGTGATTTTACCATAGGGCATGTTACAGACCCGAAGGAAGGACCGATGGATGGAGTGTACGCTGAGACGAAGGGCACATACACGAAGTTCAAAGGAACCGGAGCATTTCAGAAAGAGAAGAGAATCCTGTATCAGAAAGTAACGGATGTCGGAATCAAGGCCAGTTTGCAGACCGGCATGGTAAGTATCAATGACAGAAACCGGAACCAGGCAATAGCAGTCAGCATTACGGAGATGGTTGCGGTTTTGAATGAGGCTTTGAGATACGGAACGGCAGGAATGGGAAAGAAGGTGCGGCTGTGATCAACAGGGCAAGCGAAGGAACGTGCCGTCAGTGTGGCAGAAGAATCCTGTGGGTGCGGATGAAGTCCGGAAAGAATATGCCGGTAGACATGGCACTGCATAATTACAAGAAGGACAGCACCGGGAAAGAGAAGATCGTCACGCCGGACGGAGAAGTAGTGACAGGAAGAATCCTGGTAGGCGAGCGTGGAGATGGAGCAGGATATATTTCACACTTCGCTTCATGCAAGAAGTATCGGAGGTAGAGCATGACGCATGAGTTGAAGACATACCCGAAATACTTCCAGGAGACGATAGAGGGCAATAAACCGTTTGAAATCCGGAAGAATGACAGAAACTTCCAGGTGGGAGACGTACTGATTCTGAAAGAATGGGATAACATCAAATACAGCGGAAGAGAAATCGGAGCGGTAGTAAGATATGTTCTCAGAGACTTTATCGGAAGGTTATGTGGCACTTGGGTTACAGATTTTAAGTTAAAAAGAAAAGCCGCCATATCCCCATGGCAGCTCCTCAAATGTTCGTAGATAGATTCATTATATGGAGCAGAGCAAGAAAAGTCAAGGAGGTATGGCGGTATATGGAAAGGCAGAGTGAGCAGGAACTGTTAGCAACCGTACCTGTGGAAACGGAGAGTCTGGAGGGAAACAGAATCTACCAGGTAACAGGGAGAGAGCTGACACAGATAGCGGAAATATCTGCGAGAGAAGCGGTCAAAATGTGCAGAGAAGAGCGAAAAAAGACCGAAAAACGTGAGCAGAGTAACGCTGATAAGGTAAAAAGAACCAAGAAATTGTTATCAGACTATCGTAGACTGAAAAGGGAAATCCCAGAAAATGAAGAATTTACGGAAGGCGAGAAAGTAGAAAAACGATGGGCGTTCCTAAGAGATTTGATGGGTTCGGCACATATCAATAGCCAAGAAAGCGTAGTAGAGAAAGAAGAAAAACGCAGGGCGGAGAATATGTATTACATCAACCGGATAGAGCGTGCGATTGAGACGTACCGGGAGGAGTGCGAAACATCGAAAAAGCCAGAAGCTATGCGGTGTTACAGGGAGGTGTACGAATACTACATAGCGGAGGAAGAAAAGACGGTTGCTCAGATTGCGAGTGAGGAATGCGTGAGTGAGAAGACTGTCTATAAGGACATCGGGAACGCCTGCAAGATCATAGCTGTGTACCTGTTGGGTGTGTGAGAAAACCGGGTTCAAAAACAGTAGAAAATATGGAATTGACGAGGGTAAAATACCTGTGGTAACGTAGTAAGTGCCAAAAGCCCATATGTCACACCATAAAAATGGAGCACTGTGAATCGACTTTTCCTTCTCTGATGGCTGAGCGGTCTTCGGACCGCAAAGCCGGAGGAAGGGATTCTTAAAAAACGGTAAACAGCTTGTATTCCCTGTACTTAGGTAGGTAATCTGGTATAATTAAAGTATGGAAAACAACAGTTTTTCAAGGGAAAAGGAGCAGACGGACAATGGGAATTTATACGAGCAGATATAGCAACAAAGAGCTTGCAGATGGCAAATATTATTGTGTAGGAATCAGCATCGGGACGCCGAAATTCAAACTGGCGTACAGACTAGAGAACCAGTGTTATTCACTGGCACCGAAAGGGTATATGCTGAGAATGAACTTGGAAGATTTTAAGAAAGCCTATTACGAGAAGCTGAACGGCATAGGCAAAGACAGAATCATCAGTATGGTTATGAAGATGGAACGTGACGCAGCAGAGCAGGGAAAGGATTTAGTCCTCCTGTGCTACGAGGATGTGAGAATCCCGGAAGACTGGTGTCACAGAACTGTTTTTGCTGAGTGGTGGGTAGAGAACACAGGAGAGATTATCGAAGAACTTCCAGACCCGAACCCCCCGAAGGGAAAGAAAGTGGCAACAGCAAGTAAGAAGCCCGAAGTGCAGACGAAGCCGGATGATGGCTACCAGCAAATGAGTCTGTTTGGTATGGGCGCTTTAATATAATATCCGGAGCTGGTGTAGGCAGCACGCAACTATTCCATAGTTGAGACCCTGTTCATCGCAGGGCTCCGGTCCAAAAACAACGGCATCGCATCCGAAAGGGTACGGTGCCTTTTTAATGCAACGAGAGAAGGGAGAGTTGATAAGCAATGGCATTTTTCAGAGACCCAGGAGAGATGTTCTTGGGATGCTTGGGTACGGTGGAGCAGAGATACTTGGTAAATCTGATAAAGAATGCTGCGAAGAACGGGTATACGAGGTTCGTAGAGCCATGTGCCGGAACATTCGCCATGAGCAATCTGGCAATCCAGAATGGGTATAAGCCGGAGCAGATCGAGACAAGCGATGTGTCTATGATGAGTTCGGTTATGGGGTATGCCATTACGGGCAAGCCGCTTGACGAACTGGAGATACACGCCCAGAGCTTTTCTGATGAGGAGCTGTTGGACCCGGCGGTTGCCCTGTATGCTCAGATGTATCTTAGAACATCGAAGACAGCCGGTAACGAGTATTTCTTTAATCTGCTGAAAGATTTGAGAGACAGAAGAGAGGAACACATTGAGCATATCCGGCAGAGTTTAGAGAACATCAAGAAGGAAATGTACGGTATGACGTACCGACCGTTGGATATGTGGGACCATCTGGACGAGGTGCTTGATGATCCCCACACGCTGGTTATTGCCAATCCGCCGACCTACTTCTCCGGCTATGAGAAGTTCTATGACACCCAGGGGAAAATGACCTGGAAGGAACCAGAGTATAAGCTGTTCGACCCGGAAACAGGACACGTTGAGTTGTTTGACCGGTGCATGAATGCGAATGCGCTGGTTGTTTGCTACCAGGAAAAAAGAACCGGAGAGGCTGTAGGAGAGCCGATATTTGCAAGAGCCGGTACGAGAGCAGATTTGAACAGCTACATTACCTCGAACAGAGGAGAAGAAGCGGCAGCACTGGCAGAGGGAAGAAAAATCAAAAGACCTTCCGAAAGTAAGCTGGCACCGATTGCCTGTAGTATGTTGCCGAGAGATTACGAGATAACGGAGAAAAGCAAGGTGCAGATCATCTCCATTAAGGCAGCAGAGGCACAGTATTACAGACAGCTATGGACGCATAATTTTGTTGGTTCATCGGCTACGTTCAATAGAGCTGTTCTGATTGACGGGATGGTATCGGGCGTATTTGGGATTTCAAAGATGCAAGCCACATCACTCTTCATCTGGTACGTTATGAAGGTCCCACACACCACGTATCGGCTCGGTAGACTACTGTATATGTTGGCACAGAATCATTGCTTCACAGAAACGCTCCTGGACGATCTGGAACGTGAGAAGGTAACGAAAGTCCGGACCGCCATGCTGACGAAGTATCCGGAGAACAAAGAAGTCCGGGGCATTATGAAACTGGTAAACCGGCAGAAGGATAAGAACAACGGTTTCAAGCTGACATACGAAGCGGAGCTGACTGACCGAACAGAGCAGGAAACATTGGAAGAATGGTTAAGGAGGGAAAGACAGTGGCAGAAGAGCAGAAAGCAAAATATGAAATAATTTATGACATGGGTACGGAGCTGTACATTGCGAAGGTGCAGTTAGCCGAGCTTAAGGAGCAGGACATCAATGCTAGGATAATGAAAAATGAGATGCAGGACCAGCTCACAGCGAACATCAAAAACAGAGGGCAGTTGGAGAGTTTACCTCTGATTGCACTGATGGGAGAGAAGCTGGAGATTATTTCAGGGCATCACAGAGTAAAGAGTGCAAGAGAGGCTGGACTGAAAGAGATTATCGTTATCCTGGATAAGAGCGGACTGACCCGAAGCAAGGCAGCTTCTAAGCAGTTGGCTCACAATGCAATCTCCGGATTTGATGATGAGAGTACGCTGAGAGAGATTGTGAAGCTGATGGATAACGTCGATGATATGATGGAGAGCTATATTGGGAAAGAGATTCTGGAAGAACCGTTGGAGCAGTTTGATAAGCTGAATACTCCGGCGGTTCAGTTTGATTTCAAGACCATTGCGTTTGCGTTCCTTCCGAACCAGATCAGAGACTTGGATGCACTGATGAAGAATCTGAACGGTAGCTGTGCGGAGATTATTGGTGTTGCCTCCTATGAGCAGTGTGAAAAGTTCGTAGAGACACTGGATAAGTACCAGCAGTTTACGGATATCCGGAACGTAGGGGCGGCGGTCCACTCCATGATTGACGCTGCAAATGAGAAAATGGACGATGCCGGTTTTGACCTGGACATGGACTGGACGTACCTTGCGAAAGTATTTGGCAGTGCTGCCATTCCGGTAGAATCGGCAGAAGTAATCAAAAAAGCTCTGAAAAAAGCAGAGAAGGACGGCACGATTACCAGTAAGAATAAATGGCAGATGATTGAATACTGGGCGGCTGACTACCTGGCAGGGAAGTAGGTGGTTGAATGGCGGCAAAGCAGAAGTATGATGAGAGATTTGTAAAAATTGCCAAGGTATTGTGCATGAGAGGCGGTACGGATGAGGATTTAGCTGACGCATTCGAGGTATCTCCGAGGACAATCAACCGTTGGAAAAAGGATTACCCGGAGTTTGCAGAGGCTCTGGCCGCCGGAAAAGAGTATGCAGATGCAGAAGTCGAACTGAGTCTGTATAAGCGAGCAAAAGGAAGTAAGAAGAAAACGAAAGTAACCCGGAAAATTATTGAGATGGACAAAGACGGTAATACCAAGCCTGCGAAGATAGAGACGGTTGAGACCGAAGAGGACATCATACCGGACGTAGGAGCGTGCTGTTTCTGGTTGAAGAATCGTAGGCCGGACATCTGGAGAGATAAGCAGGAAATTGGTCTTTACGAGATAGAAGACATGGAGGGTATCGAAGCCGACATTTATGGCGGCGAAGAATAAGGGCTTATCCAACCCGTATGTCAAGGTCAACAGGCGCAAGCGTATAGGGTTCAATTTCAGCGACAAGCACAAGCGGTATATCAAAAATTGTGCGAACAGTACCTACAATATCCTGGAAGGTGCTGTTCGTTCCGGTAAGACGGTAGATAATGTTTTCGCATTTGCTCACGAATTAAAAACGACGAAGGATAGAATCCACCTGGCGACTGGTTCGACTATGGCGAATGCTAAGCTGAACATTGGAGATGCTAATGGGTTCGGTCTTGAGTATATATTTCGTGGGCAGTGCAGGTGGACTCAGTACAAAGGGAATGACTGCCTGCTGATAAATGGCCCGGATACGGGGTACAAAGACAAGATTGTAATCTTCGCTGGAGGTGCAGCGTCCGATAGTTACAAGAAAATCCGAGGTAACTCATATGGTATGTGGATTGCAACCGAGATCAACCTGCATCATGACAACACCATCAAAGAGGCATTCAACCGACAACTGGCAGCCAAGAACAGAAAAATCTTCTGGGACTTGAACCCAGACCATCCTAAGGCAGCGATATACGTTGATTACATTGACAAATACGCTGAGAAAGCGGCCAAGGGAGAGCTTCTGGGTGGTTACAATTACGAGCATTTCAATATCTTCGAGAATATCAACATCCCGAAGCAGAGAATAGCTGAGATTGTCAGCCAGTATGACAAGGACAGCATCTGGTACATCCGAGATATTGAAGGTAAGAGAAGTATTGCGGAAGGCCTGATATACGTTAAGCTGGCAACTTCCATAGCGGCGGAGGACGATGAGTACATCGTGCCGTTGGAAGAGACGATTGACATGGCGAAACGTGGAGAGTTCATAGAGCTGAATATAGGCGTGGACTTCGGAGGTAACGGCTCCGGCCACGCTTTTGTTGCGTCTGGAATTACCCAGGGATATGAGAAACTGTATGTGCTGTCCTCTGAATGGCACGATGCAGACGGAACAGACCCCGATGATTTGAACCGGATGTTTATGAAATTCGTTGAGAAGATATTGGACCGGTACGGATTCATTACGAATGTGTACTGCGATTCTGCGGAACTGGTGCTGAAACGAGGCCTGCAGAAAGCTATGATTGAGGCGGAACTGGGAAATATCAATGTCACGAATGCTGCCAAGTGCAAGATTACAGACCGTATCTTTACAATGACCACGCTCTCAGCAACCGGGCGTGTGTTCTTTACACCAGATTGTGAAAGTGTTCTCGAAGCTATCAGCATGGCAGTCTGGAATCCGAAGAACATGGAACTGGAACGTCTGGACGATGGAACCAGCGACATCGACTCCCTGGATGCGATGGAGTACAGCTTCGAGAAGAGGATAAAGAAATTCATTAAGAAGACGGGGTGAACTGATTGAGAATTGCAAATATATTGAGAAAGGTGTTGAGAAGATTGGTGCCGAATAACAGTGTGGAAAAAGCCCTGGGCGTTGATATATGCGAATCCGGAGTAATGCAGAATGCCATAGAGCTGTGGCACAACATGTACAAGAATGAACCGCCCTGGAGAGGTGGAGAAGACAATGTGATTCCTCTGAATCTGCCGGCAGCGATCTCGGAGGAATTTGCCAGGCTGATACTAACGGAGTTCAGCATGGAGGTAACTGGCAGTCCGATGGCTGCTTTCATCAATGAACAGTTGAAAGACCAGCTTACGGACTTGAACAAATTTGTTGAGATGTACTGCGCAGATGGGGCTATTGTAGTGAAGCCGTTCGTGACGAACATAGACGAAAACGGAAAGCCAACGGCAATCGAGCTGGATTTTGTGAAAGCGGTGGATTTCTTCCCCTGTGCGTTCAATAACAAGGGAGAGATAACGGCGGCGGTGTTCGTGGAAGGAAAGAAGATAGGAGATTACCTGTATACCCGGCTTGAATACCATGAGCTTACGGGAATGACCTATACGATCATCAACAAGGCATTCAAATCTGAGGAGATTTACCAGTACAACGATGATGGGACCTATGCTGTGAGGGATAGATTCCGGAAAGAAGTACCACTGTCTGAGGTGGATGAATGGGCGGGCCTGTCGGAAGAGCCGGTAATTATCGGTAACATCGACAAGCCACTTTTTGCGTACATCAAAGTACCAAAGGCAAACAATATCGATACGGATTCGCCATTGGGGGTATCAGTGTTCTCCAGAGCTACAGAGATAATAGAACAAGCTGACATTCAGTACGGGCGTGTATTGTGGGAGTATAAAGCCACAGAAGCTGCTATCCTGGGCGATTCTGAGTTGTTCCAGACAGATAAGCATGGAAAGCCGGTTCTTCCGGCAGGACAGGAAAGGATGTTTAAGACATTTGACTTCGACAATGCGGATGGAACTAACAAGGGGCTGCTGAAAGAGTATGCACCGCAGATTCGCTACGAAGCGTTGTTCCAGGGACTGAATAAGCTGCTACTGAAAATAGAGTTCCTGGTTGGTCTTGCCTACGGCACACTGTCTGAACCAACGGACATTGAGAAGACGGCATACGAAATCCGGGTATCAAAACAGAGGTCATACCATACGGTAACGGCGATGCAGGACGCATGGCATAAGGGATTTGAGAAAATCATATACGCCATGAGAGTTCTGGCGTTGCTTTATGATATGGTTCCAGACGGAGAAACGGAGCTGAACTGCAACTGGGGCGATGGAGTTCTGGAAGACACAGAAGCTGAGTATCAGCGTAGATGGTCCATGGTGGTTGCCGGAAAGCTGAAAACAGAGGCGTTTCTTGCGTGGTATTTCGGATGCTCGGAGGAAGAGGCAAAGAACATGATGCCGGAGCCGGTAGCCAGATTCCCTACGGAAGAATAGGGGGTGTGAGCAGTGCTGACACCGGAATATTTGAATAGCTTTTCTTCCGGGTATCTTGGAATGTGCGATGTGCTGAATGAGCAGATCATCCGAGACGTGGCACGAAGAATAGCGAAGACCGGAAGAATCACACCAACAGCCGAGTGGCAGTTGAAGCAGGCAAAGCAGTCCGGAGCATTGATGAATGATGTAATCCGGGAGGTCGGGGTTCTGACTGGAAAATCCGATACAGAAATATTGCGGTTATTCCGGGATGCAGGCTTGACCGGGATGTTGCAGGATGCAAAGACGCTATTGCAGGCCGGAAAGCTGAAAACCTCGGATATTGTTCTTTCTGGAGCGATGCAGAGGACCATGGAGGCTGCCGCCGAGAAGTGCAGGGGAGAGATAGGGAACCTTACGCTGACAACGGCGATAGCCACACAGCAGGAGTATATGCAGGCACTGAACGCAGCCTATATGAAGGTTACGTCTGGTGCTTTTTCATACCAGGAGGCAATCAGACAGGCTATCCGGGATGCGGCAGTCAAAGGAACATCGGTCATGTATGACAGTGGGTATATCTCAAAGCTGGATACGGCAATCAGAACTGCTCTGCTAACCGGAGTAAATCAGACAGCAGGAAAGCTGACGGAGTTGTATGCTTCGGAGCTTGGAGCTGAGTATTACGAGACAACAGCTCATGCAGGAGCCAGACCCTCACACTCAGTCTGGCAGGGCAAGGTGTTCAAGATTGAGGGCACATCTCCGGGGTATGAGAACTTCTACGAGGCAACCGGATATGGAACAGGAGCCGGTTTGTGCGGTTGGAATTGCAGGCATAGCTTCTATCCGTACTGGCCGGGAGTTTCAAAACCGGCATACACGAAAGATGATCTTGAGGATTACAGCAGACCGAAGTATTCGTTTGCAGGGAACCTTCTTACGGAGTATGAGTGTATGCAGAAACAACGGGAGTATGAAAGGGCAGTTAGGGAGTACAAGAGAATCCTGGCCGCCTATGATTCGTATATCCAGACGGTTCAGTCAGAAGCCGATAGAGCGTATTTCAGGGAGGAGTTCCAGAAAGAATCTGTGAAGCTGAAAGAGAAGGAATCACAGATGAAGGATTTCTGTAAGCAAACCGGACGAAGCGTAGATACTGCCAGAACGCAGGTATCAGCCGTATATGACGGCAACGGTAACTTGGTATCATTTAACCGCTCAGTCAGTGGAAAAGCTGTATGGGCGAATAAGAAAGCAAAATAAGGAGGTAACAAGACTATGAAGAAACTGTTTATTTCTCAGCCGATGAAAGGAAAATCCGATGAGGATATTTTGACAGAACGCAAGAAAGCCATTAAGAGTGCAGAGGAAAAGATTGGAGAGCCAGTAGAGGTCATTGATTCCTTTTTCCAGGAAGCCCCGGTGGATGCAAAGCCCCTTTGGTTTTTAGGAAAATCCCTGGAGCTTTTGGCCGGTGCGGACATCGCCTACTTTACTAAAGGCTGGCAGGAGGCCAGAGGATGCAAAATCGAGAATACATGTGCTATTGAGTACGGTATTCCAGTTATCGAAGACTACACAGCGGAGTAGGAAGGAGGTGATCCTGCTATCTCCCATCCATGGGTTAAATGGTATTTGCCCCGTATAGGGTCGTAACTTATTAACCCTTACAATTTACCATTGAAGCACTTAAAACGTGTCCTGGGAACTCTCAGAAGTTCGTAGACACCCTTTAAGACCACGAAAACAATTAACAGTCAGCCGGTCCGTTGGTGGAACGTCTGGCTGTTGTTTTTTGCCCTGTGATATGGCATATAAACTGTCTCCTTCTCTTGCGTGCGGAGATATAAATGCACGATAGCAGTGCCGGAGTGAACCGGAATCTAAACGAAATCAGCGAAACGAAGAAAGGAAGGTAAGTGAAATGGCTTACGAATTTTTGAAGAAACTTTTTGGAACCCCGAAGGACGGCGAAGAGCCTAAGGCTATGAACTATGCAGAACTGGAGGCGGCAATTGATGCCGATAAGAAAATCCAGGTAGTAGATGTGAAAGCCGGAGGCTATGTGTCGAAGGAGAAACTAGATGCCAAGATTACAGAGCTGGACGGAGTAAAGCAGCAGTTGTCAGATGCCAATACAACGATCCAGTCCTACAAGGACATGGATATTGACGGCATTAAGCAGTCTGCAAAGGACTGGGAGACGAAGTACACCCAGGAAACACAGAAGCTGACCGCACAGCTTGCAGCCCAGGAGCGTACTCATGCACTAGATATGTTCATGGGTGGTTATAAGTTCTCGAGCAAGCCTGCTGAAAACGGTGTAAGAGCAGAGTTTGAAAAGAAGAACTTTACCCTGGAAGACGGAAAGTTCCTGGGAGGCGATGAGTTTATGAAGTCCCTTATGGAGAATGACGACTACAAGGGAGCTTTTGTTATCGAAGATGATAACGATCCGGAAGACGATTCCCATGAGGATGAGAAAGGAAAGCCGTTCTTTGCAAGAGGAGTTGGCGGAACTGGCGGAGCCGGAGGCGAAGGAGTCAAAGGCAAAGAAACACCGTTTAATCCGTTCGGGTTCAACTTAATCAGACAGCCAGACAAAAACTAACAGGAGGAGAATAAAATGGCGAAATTAAATTATGCAACCGAGTATTTACAGACACTGGAGCAGATGTTTCCGTATGTCCTGTATTTTGGAGATTTATTTGCGACACCGAATAACGGAAGATTCCGTTGGGTAAATTCTAGAGTTATCGAGGTGCCGACAATTTCCACAACTGGCCGTACCGATGGAGATAGAGATACCATCGGGACCAGAAAGCGTAACTATAACAACGAGTGGAAACCGCTGACTCTGGAGAACCACAGACAGTGGCAGACACTGGTGCATCCGAGAGATATTGCCGAGACCAAGGGTGTAGTGGCAATTGGAAATATCACGAAGGTTTACAACGAGGAGCAGAAGTTCCCGGAAATGAATGCTTACTGTATTTCCAAACTGTATGCAGACTGGACCACTGACGGAGCGAAGACGCCCCACAGCGAGGCACTGACAGAGGAGAACGTACTGACCGTCTTTGATGAGATGATGAAGGACATGGATAACAAGAGAGTTCCGAGAGCCGGAAGAATCCTGTATGTGACACCGGATGTCAGAACGCTCATCAACAATGCGAAGCAGATTTACAGAACCGTTGATGTCGGCAGCCGTTCTGATGCAATCAAGAGAGCTATTAACTCTATTGATGATGTGAAGATTCCGGAGAGCGTACCGAGTGACATGATGCAGACGAAGTATGACTTTACCGAGGGTTGGAAAGTGGATTCCACAGCGAAGCAGATCAATATGGTTCTGGTACATCCAATGGCGGTAATCACACCGATTTCCTACGAGTTCGCTCAGCTCGACCCGCCGTCCGCAGGTTCCCAGGGTAAATATGACTACTTCGAGGAGTCTTTCGAGGATGTATTTATCCTGCCTCACAAGATGGACGCTATTGATTTCCATGTGAACGCATAAGAGAAACTGATTACTGGCTCTGTGTGTGTGCATGGAGCCAATTTTTGAAGGGAGAAACCATATGTATAAAGTTGAGAAAAAGAACAGAGTTCTCAGAATCCCGGATGAGAAATTCGATGAGTACAAGAAGATGGGCTACATTATCCGGGATGAGAATGACAATATACTGTTCGAGCCGGAAAACATCAAGGCAACTGCCGAAAAGCTCAAAAAGGAGAACGATGAACTGAAAGCCAAACTGGAAGAGGCTACCCTGTATGCAGAGAATGCAGACAAGAAGAGCGTTGAGCTTCAGAAAGAGAACGAAGATCTGAAAGCAGCGCTTAAAGCGCAGGCTACAATCGGAGAAGCTGCACCCGAAGCAACAGATTCCGGAAAGAAGACAACCTCAAAGGCAACAAAGAAAGCAGAGTAGGAGGTAGCCTATGTATTTAGCAACGAAAGGCGGGAGTTCCTGCCGGATTCCCGAAAGGAAAGCTGCCTACTACAAGAGTATGGGCTATTCGCTTGAAAATCTGGGAGCAAAAGACGGAGAGGTCAAAAATCCTCCGAAAGAAAAGAAGACCAGTAAAAAAGAATCAGCTACGCAGGAAGACGTAAATCCGGCGAATAGCTGATTTTTCTTTGTAGCCTACCAATTTATCGGAAAGGGGTGTTTTGATGGTCCACGAGGACGTAAGAAAGCCGTATGCAGATTTCAAGTACTACAGGAATGATTATGGCGGTGTTCAGATTAAGAATGAGCGAGACTTCAAGAGAATGGAGAAAATCTCAGAAGCGTTTGTGGAACAGGTTACGTTTGGTAGGATTGCAACGCTCGTCTCAATTACCGATTCTATCCGGGATGCAATTTGTTGCGTGGCTGACATGGTAGCAGTGCAGAACGAAAAAAGAGAGGCCGTTGTGAAGTCTGAATCAAACGATGGATATTCTATCAGCTATGCCGATGCTGTAAACGACACTGTTTTGCGCAATGAAATGTACAGAGCTGTTCGGTCATACCTGGCCAACACCGGACTTCTGTATAGAGGGTGGGTGAAAGAGTATGACGACAAACAGTGATGTGACGATCTTCAACTTGAGGGTCGGAGCAGACCGCCGGGAAAAGTTCTATGCCACCAGAATCCTGGGAGTTTCTTGGTACAGGACAGAAGGACAGTCGGTTTCGGATAATAACCGTAAAGCGGCTACGAAATGCGTGGTCAGAATACCGTTCAATGCAATTACGGAAGGTGGAAAGCAGTATATAAGCGAAGAAGAATATAAAAAGCTGTCGGATGAAGAGGCAGAACGTTACTGGACGATCCAGAAGAATGCTTATATCATGCAGGGCGAGTATGTAACAGCAGAGCAATGGCAGTTTGACACGTTCAGTTTCCGGAGCGGTGTGATTCTGAAAGAAGCTATCGAAGACCTGGCAAAACTGCGGAAGTATGATGAGAGTTTCATTACGATCACAGAGTATGCGGATAACACAGTCAGAGGAACCGACCGGACAAAGCACTGGAGAATAGGAGGAGCTTAATGTCACTGAAAAAGATAACGGCTCCGCAGGGTTCCATCGTGAGCAACGGGAAGAACAAAGCAGAGCTGATCTGGAATCCGGACTTTGCGGCGAAGAGGAACGCTCAGTTCAGCAGAAAGCAGATGTTTGTAGATTCCGAGGTTTTAAGACGGTGCAGTCCCAGGGTTCCGTTGCGAACCGGTATGCTGGAGAAATCCGGCAAGCTGGGAACGGATGTAGGCAGTGGCGAGGTAGATTATATCGCCCCGTATGCTGCCTATCAGTATTACGGAACATCTGACACCAGACCGTATGATGCGAACCGTGGAGCGCATTGGTTTGAGAGAATGAAAGTGGCTGAAAAAGAAGATATTTTGCGTGGAGCGGATAAAATCTAGGAGGTCGCATGGCAACGAAAAGTATTATACAGGGCGTATCAGATTATTTTCTGAACTGCCCGTTACTGAAAGATGGTGTATTCCGGGTAGATGCCCTGGGAACAGAGCCGGTGGAATATACCATAGAAACGGGGATATCTGACCCGATTATTGAAAGATATGTGGACGGCAGTTCTGAGCGGCAGTTTCAGTTTCAGTTCGGATCCAGAGAATTTTACAGCATGGATCGGCTTCAGAATATTGACAACAGCACATTTTATGAAGAGCTTGCCGAGTGGGTGGAAGAGCAGAGCCTTATCGGTAACCTTCCGGAGCTTCCAGAAGGAATGAGTGCTGAGGAGATAGAAGTACTTTCGCCGGGACATATCTATGATGGAGCTATGAAGAATGCAAGGTATCAGATTTCCTTGCGATTATTGTATTTTAAGGAGGCATGAAACAATGGCAGAGAATACCAACAGCAAAAGAGATGTGGTGCAGAGACACCAGTTTGCGGACTTTCTGAATATTGGAACGTCTGAGAAAGCAAAGTGGGTGCTGATGGGAGTTGGATTCACAACTCTGGATGAAACATTCGGTGCAGAGAGTGAATCTGAGAAGTATGTAAGCGAAGCATCTTCGTCTTCATCTGTCGTGTCTTACACATCGGTATTTCCGTTTGAGGCACGACTTATCAAGGACCAGGATGCAGTCAACGCACTGTACCATGTCGGCAGAAACCATTTGACAGGAAGCGATGCAGAGTTTGAATACTGCCGTGTAGAACTCTGGGATCAGAAGATGAGTGCTTCTGCACCAGTTGAAAACACATTTGCAGCCAGAAAGTTCCTGGTATCCGCAGAGCTGAGCGGAGTATCCGGAGAAAAGAAACAGAGCATGAGTGGAAACCTCAATGCAATAGGAGATCCGGTTGACGGATATTTCAACACAAAGACACAGACATTTGAAGAAGCTACGGCTTAGAATTTGGAGGTAAAGTAATATGAGCATGTTAAAGATTTGTGGACAGGAATTAGAATTAGATCTGTTCGATGCAGACACGATGGAAGTATACGAGAAGTCTCTTGACAAGGTAGTGGAAAGATCAAAGGAAGCTAAGAAACATACGGAGTTGTCAAATGCAGAAGGCATTCGGGAAACGTGCGGAATCGTGAAAGACTTCTTCGATGAAATATTTGGAGAAGGAACATCCGAAAAGCTGTTCAAGGGCAAGGATAATCTGTTGGTTTGCATGGATGCATTTGGAATTGTTTCTTCTGAGGCTAACAAGATGAAAGGCCAGGCTACTGCACTTACTAACAAGTACAATATGAACCGGGCCCAGAGAAGACAGGACGATAAGAAAAATAAGCATGGCAAGAACAGAGCAACAGTGACACAGATCGGCAATGCGGATGGTCGTGATAATTCATGAACCACGACTGCAACATGCTTATAGACTATCTTCCGGAAACAGTAGAAATTGAAGGTGTGGAGTATGAGATAGAATCAAATTTCCGCACCTTTATTTTGTTTGAGATGCTGATGCAGGATTCGGAGCTTTCGGATTCGGAAAAAGCAATGCAAGGACTGAAACTGGCTTATCCAGTTATTCCGGATAATCTGGAAGCGGCGGTAGATGAACTGCTGTGGTTCTACGCCTGTGGCAAGAGGTGGAGAGAGAAGAGAGCTGGTTCGGTAGAAGGAGCTTCAGAAGTTCAGAGGATCTATTCTTTTGAGCATGACGATGACTATATCTATTCAGCATTTCTGACCCAATATCACATTGACCTGCAGGATATTAAGTATCTGCATTGGTGGAAGTTCAAGGCATTGCTGAGGACACTATCCTCTGACTTGGAGTTCTGTAAAATTATGGAATACCGGAGTGTGGATATCAATGCGAATATGACAAAAGAGCAGAGAGATTTCTACCGCAGGAAGAAAGAGCTGTATGCTCTTCCGTTACCTGCTGACGAGGAAGAAAAAGTAGATGCAATAGCAGAAGCCCTTATGAATGGTGGGGACCTTACGGGACTGCTGTAGGAGGTGACTGGCTATTGAAGATGTAAAGAAGAAAATGATACGGGTGGAATGCCCGGAGTGTAAATATAAAATGCCGTTGTTTTTTGAAGAGACGGCGGAGTGTTCGGGCGTGATGGTCTCCTGTAAAGGGAGAAATTGTCATGCCCGTTTTGAATTAAAAATCAAAGACGGAAAACAAATCAAGTAGTGCCATTATGAGCCGATGATTGAGCCGAAGAATTGAGGTGAGAACATGGGCTATGATGGTACGCTGAAATTTGACACCAGCATAGATAGTTCCGGATTCCAAGCCGGACTGAGTAAATTATCTGGACTTGCAAGTAGCGCAATCAAAGCTACTACAGCAGTCATCGGAGGTGCTGCATCAGCAGTTGCTGGTATTGGTGCGGCTGCAATCAAGGTCGGTTCTGACTTTGAAGCCGGAATGAGTAAGGTTCAATCCATTTCCGGAGCTTCTGCTACAGAAATTCAGCAACTCGCAGAAAAAGCAAAAGAGATGGGAGCCAAGACGAAGTTCTCAGCTACCGAAAGTGCTGAAGCGTTCCAGTATATGGCAATGGCTGGCTGGAAGACCGGAGATATGTTGAACAGTATCGAAGGTATCATGAACCTGGCTGCGGCATCTGGAGAAGACCTGGCAACTACCAGTGATATTGTCACCGATGCTATGACCGCCTTTGGATTGGCGGCTGACGGAACAACAACGATCATCAAGGACGGATACACGAAAGAGGTGTCCAACGCCACACACTTTGCAGACGTACTTGCAAAGGCAGCATCCAATTCCAACACGAACGTAGGAATGATGGGTGAGACGTTTAAATATGTGGCACCTGTGGCTGGGGCTTTAGGATTCAGTGTTGAAGACTGTGCTACAGCAATCGGCTTGATGGCAAACTCCGGTATCAAAGCAAGCCAGGCTGGTACGTCTCTGAGGTCTATCTTTAGCCGAATGGCTAAGCCGACCGATGAAGTAAAGGCAGCTATGGATCAGCTTGGAGTATCTCTGACGAACAGTGATGGCTCCATGAAGTCTCTGAAAGAGGTTATGAAAGACCTTCGTTCCGGATTTGCCGGACTGACAGAGGCGCAGAAAGCACAGATGGCATCAGCTCTTGGTGGACAAGAAGCAATGAGTGGATTGCTTGCCATTGTAAATGCATCAGATGAAGATTACCAGAAGCTGGAGGATTCTATCTACGATGCGGACGGTGCAGCTAAAGAAATGGCTGACACCATGAACGATAACCTGCAGGGAGCTATTACGCTCTGCAAGAGTGCATTAGAGTCTGTAGGTATCGCCCTGTATGAAGAAGTACAGGAACCAATGAAAAAGACGGTCAAAGCCATAACTAGCATGGTTGAGGATATGAACGAAGCCATGGCTGAAAAAGGATTTGACGGTCTGATTGAAGCGTTCGGAAATTCTATCGCTGAGTTGGCAAAGATGGCTGTAGATGCCGCACCGACACTGATCGGAGTAGCGGAAAATCTGGTAGGCACATTTATAAATGCCATCATGGAGCATCAGGAAGAATTTGCCGAAGCAGGAGCAACTTTAGTTGCTGAACTTGTAAAAGCAATCATGAATGTAGCCGGTGACATGTGGTCTGCCGGCATTTATTTGTTTACGGAATTTCTACAGGCTCTGAGTAACCACTCTGAGGAAATCGGTCAGTCATTTGGAGAAATGCTTGGCAAAATTGGCGAGGCGGCGCAGGAAAATACACCGCTTATCATCCAGGCTGCAAAAGATTTCGTAGCTGGATTTTGCGAGGGTCTGAGTGCAGAGTTTCCTGGCGTGTCTTCGCTGATCGAGGGATTTCTTAACGGATTCATAGATTCGGCAAGTACCATTATCCAGGGAATTGTTGATGTGATTTCCGGACTGTTCAGCGTGATTGACGGAGCAGATCCGAATACACTGGAAGCTGTTGGCTATGCAATCGGAGTGATTGCTGGCTCTATCGCAGCTTTAAACGTTGCTCAAAGTATTATTCAGCCTTTAAGCACACTATTCTCCATACTGAAGACATTAAAGGGTGGAATTAGCGGAATTTCCGGAGTCATCGGAAAAGTCGTAGAAGGATTCGCACTCTGGAGTGGTGGAGCCGGTTCACTCATGGAAGTCCTGGAGCTGGAGTTCCCTAAGATTGCTGGTATCTTCAGTTCTATTGGTGGAGCGGTACAGAAAGTAATCGGATTCTTTGCAGAGTTCGGTTCTACCATAGCCGGAATTGGTTCTATTATTGCCGGAGCGATTCTCGCAGTTACCAATTTCGTAGATATGTTTGTGAACGGCTTCAGTGCCGTAAAAGAAGCTCTTATGGTGGTCGGCATTGCGCTGGCGGCTGTCGGAGCGGTTATTCTGGGTGCGCCTGCATTGGTGGCTGCTGCGATTGCCGGAATTGTAGCTGCGGTTGCAACGGCGGTTGTGGTCATCAAGGAACACTGGGATCAGATCGTAGAATTTTTCCAGAGCATACCGGATAAGCTGAGCGAACTTGGTTCGGCTATCGCTGAGTGGGGCTCTAGTGTCCTGGATAACATATGTGAATTCATTGACTCTGTGATTGAGTGGTTCTCCGAATTGCCAGGAAAAATCATAGACGCAATCAGCTCACTGGCAGAAAGTTTTGTCGAGTGGGGAGCTTCTATGCTGGAGACAGCATCAGAGGTCACAACGCAGATTATTGATTCAATCGTACAGTTCTTTACGGAATTGCCATATAAAATCGGGTATGCGATTGGATTTGTGATCGGTACGCTGATTGAATGGGGAGCAAATGTGATCAACTGGATCGCTACGAATGTTCCTCAGATGATTGACAATATCACCACGTTTTTCTCTGAATTGCCAGGAAAAATATGGGATTGGCTGGTAAATACCTACAACAAATTTGTTGAGTGGGGAAGCCAGATGCTCCAGAAAGCCGGAGAGGTGGCAAGCAACTGCATAGACAGTATTGTTACATTCTTCTCTGAGTTACCTGGCAAAATTTGGAACTGGCTGACGGACGCATTCAATAGATTTGTGACCTGGGGATCTAATATCCTACAGAAAGCAAGAGAAGTTGGAGCTAATACGATAGACACAATCGTTAATTTCTTCTCGCAGTTACCAGGAAAAATCTGGACGTGGTTGAGTAACACCATCCAGAAAGTGATCCAGTGGGGATCCGATATGGTGGCAAAGGGAAGACAGGCAGCATCTGATTTGTGCAGTGCTGTTATAAATGGCGTTGCAAATCTGCCTTCTCAGATGGCTAGTGTTGGCTACAACATTGTAATGGGTGTATGGAACGGAATTTGCAATGCCGCCGGTTGGTTCAGAAGACAGGTGTCATCGTTCTTCTCTGGAATTGTTGATGGTGCGAAGAGCGCACTGGGTATTCATTCTCCGTCAAAAGTATTTGCTGATGAAATCGGTAAGTGGATTCCACCTGGTATCGGTGTAGGTATTGAAGCTGAGATGCCGGACCTGTACCAGCAGATGGACGATGAAATGGCAAACCTCGGAAAACGGATGCAGACGGCGGTTAATGTGGAAACAGGAAAGATTGCTGTTGATAAGAAGGTCAGCACAACATACAAAGTTGAGAAAGAGAAGCAGGGTGTCTTCGAGAGTGGAGACACAACGGTAGAGATTACCGGAGAGACACACGTTCATGTAGATTTGGACGGCAGGGAAGTTGGAGATACAACAACACCGATTGTCGATGAAAACATGGCGAGAATTGATACACACAAGAAGAGAGGAGGTTAATCATGTCGGGAGTAGGCATTACGTTTGATGAAACGCATTCGTTCCGGGACTGGGGCTTAAGACTCAAGAAGATTGTTATCGGCATACCGAAAGCAAAGACAGAGTATGTGAGTGTCCCCGGCATGAACGGGGACCTGGACCTCTCAGAAGCCCAGAACGGCGGTGTAAAATATGAGATGCGGACCTTGAAATTCACATTCGGGGCAAGAAACTGTAGTTATGAAAGATGGAGCGGTCTGTTAAGCCAGATCGCTTCTGACTTGCAGGGAATCTCAAAGAGAATCATCCTGGATACCGACAAGGGCTATTATTATACCGGCAGGTGTGAGATTGAGACAGAGAAGAATAATGACGTAACAGCGGAGATTGTTATAAGCTGCAAATGCGAGCCGTATAAAATCAGCGTGGATTCATCGGATGAGCCTTGGAAGTGGGATACGTTCAGTTTCATCAATGGCGTTATCCGGAACACCTCAGACATCACGATCAGCTCCGGCTCTGGATGGCAGAAGGTTACACTGGACGGTTGGGTGCATAACGAAACACTTAGAATTGTTTCCAATGCAGAAATGAAGGTAAGGTATCGCAATTCGACCTATACGATATATACCGGCGAGAATATCATGTATGACATTGTTCTGTACAAGGGAGCGAATGACCTTTACTTCCAGGGGACAGGCAAGGTTACGCTGATTCACAGAGGAGGGATGTTGTAGATGTATACGATTAAAGCCTATGTGGACGGCAAGGAGTACACAATTCACGATGCCAGGGTAAAAGCACTGACCGTTGGTGGAAATCCGTATTTTGAGGTTGGGGACAACGTCAATGGCTCGGCAACCTTCAAGGTGTTTCCGACACACCCGTACTATGGCAAGGTTAAGAAGCTGACAACAGACATTGTGATTTACCGGGATGATGAGCCGGAGTTTTACGGGCGAGTTCTCTATGACGATGAAGATTTTTCTGGAACAAAGAAAGTCTTCGTCGAAGGAGAGCTTGCCTTTTTGTGTGACAGCATCCAGAGACCAAAGGTTTATCACAACATCTCGGTCAAGTCGTATGTGCAGGATTTGATAGATATTCATAATGCACAGGTAGAGGAGAGAAAGCAGTTCGTTGTCGGCAGGGTAACGGTAAAGGATTCTAATGATTCACTGTACCGGTATTCCAATTACGAAGATACCAGAACGGCATTTAAGGATAAGCTGACGAGCAGACTTGGAGGACATCTGGTTATCCGGCATGAAGACGGGCTGAGAATCTTGGATTACCTGTCGGATGAAGATTATTACACAAGAAATACACAAGGCATCCGGTTCGGCAAGAATCTGCTGGACTTTTCAAAGAATATGGATGCCTCTGATTTGGTTACCTGCGTGATCCCGTTGGGAGCGAAGCTGGATGAAGAAGACCAGGACCCGGCGCTTGAGGCTATCTCTGAACAGAGGATAACGATTGCGAGCGTAAATGGTGGCGTTGATTATGTCACGGATGATAACGCCGTGAAGGAGTACGGAAAGATATACAAGACCGTAACCTGGGACGATGTGACTCTTCCGGAAAACCTCAAGAAAAAGGGAGAGGAATATCTGAAATCTGCTCAGTTCGAGAAGATGGTCTTGGAAGTGAAAGCAATAGATCTGAACCTCACGGATGATTCCTTCCAGCAATTTGAGGTTGGAAACAAGATTCAGTGTGTATCGACACCGAACGGTCTGGATAAGGAATTCCCGTTGACGAAGAAGAAGGTATACATTACCAGCTTCAAGAATAATACGGTTACGCTGGGCGATGAAACAAGCGTCAAGTCGTACACCTCGTCAAATCGCCAGAATACGGCAGAAATCGAAGAGACGATAAAATCCTTGCCGAGCAAGTCAGAAATCTTGCAGGAGGCTCTCAGAAGCGCACAAGACCTCATAAACAAACAGGTAGCCAGTGGATATGCAGTGCATGTTCCGAATGAGTTCATTGTTGCTGATGATAAGGATTATAAGAACAAAGCCAAGAACCTGTGGAGATGGGGACTTGGCGGTTTTGCTCATTACAGCCAGGGATATGACGGACCTATAGACGGTGTGGCTCTGACGATGGATGGAAAGATCAACGGTAAGATGCTACTGGCAAATTCCGTGAAGACCGAATCCCTGGATGCCGGGTATCGGACATCCGTGGAGACGAAGATATCCGAAAGCGAAACGGCAGCCAATGAGTATGCAGACAATACGGTAAGAGTGGCAAGGGAAGAGATAGAAAATTCCATTTCCAACATGGAGAACCGCATTGAACTGTCTGTACGAAGTGTTAAGGAAAGAGTTACCAGAAAGAATTATATAACCGGCGGAGAGCAGGAGACACTGGATCTGGCCAGGTTCTCAATATCCGGAGCGACCAGCATTTGCAAGGTGGAGAAGTCGGAGTTTCTGAACATGAACGCCTTTAAGCTAACATTTTCCGGAACCGGAGCAGTAACGCTGACACAGAGTCTGGGAACTCTGGAGGCTGGCAATTATAAGATTGCTGTCGAAGCGGCGTATCCGGAAGGTTCAAAGTACCGACCGTCTTATATCCAGTATGGATTTGCCGAAAATAAGTCCACAGCTTATCTCAGTGGATATTCCGCAGACGAATACCATGCATACAGCAAAGAAGTCAAGATTACGAAAGCTGTAAAGTCTGTAGCTGTGACGGTATACGGATATTCCGGAAGCGTATTGTATGTAACGGATATCCGGTGTTTGAGGGATATGCAGGAACTGTTGGACGATATCGATGCAAGACTGGATGTCGAAGTCGGGAAAGTATCTGCAACTGTGTCCGAAGTATACGAAAACTCATTGCACAATTATTGCAGCAATGGGAATTTTTCGGATAGCACTGATAAGTTTACCGGATGGAATAGAAGTAGTGCTGCACAAATAACGCAGACTACCTTTTCTGGGAAAAGCTGTGCGAAGATAGAGAATAATACTTCGACCTATAGCCTCTCATGGTATCAGAGACCGTGGGCAAAAAAAGGGAAAGTGACTGTAAGGTTCAAAGCTGCTTGTGATACGGAAGATTCCGGAAAAGCACGGATACGAGTCACGATTGACGGAAAAGCATTTCTTACGACTGCCGGAGAACTTGGAAGTGGATGGAAACAGTTTGAATTTACAGCCGAAGCTACACCATCGTATTTTCACACATACTTTTATAACTATGTGGCGGATACAACTGTATATATCACGGATGTTGAAATCCTTGGTTATATATCCGCATACTCAGAAAGCCAGTTGAGTGTGCTGAAAGATTCCATCGAGGCAGAGGTCAAGAGAGCAACAAAAGGCGAGGAAGATCTGAAGGCATCTATCAAAGTCAATGCCGATAATATTATCAGCAAGGTAAGCAAAGGAGATTTTGGTTCATATGTTACTCAGTATTATGACAGAGTAATTACGGCATTCAACAACAGCAGTAAGTATGTGCAGATTAGCGCGGGAGAGATAGCCATTTATGATTATGGCGTGTCTACGTCAAAGAAGCGAGCGGTATTCGATGAAAGCGGAAACCATTTCTATCGGGATGGTTATTATGTCGGATGTATTGGCACAAACCAGTGGGCTCAGAACAATTCTCATAAGGGGCTGGTGTTCGACTTGGAACCACAGGGAAAGTACATGGCGTTCGCTCAGAAAGCCAGCGCATCGGCCAGCTCATACACGACAATGTTATGTTTCAGCCGTGCGAACTCTATTTACGATGAGTATGGCGTGAATATGGGTTGCAATCTGATTGGAAACTGGTACACGCTGAAGAACTTCAAGATAGGTTCGATTTCTGCTGGAGGATATACCGCATTTAGCGGGGCAATACCGATTGTATGTGAGATCACGAACAACGGTAACAGTTGGACGTATTCACATCTCAGAGTTTACAACGGAATCATAGTAGGTTACTGGAACTAAGAAGGAGGCAAGAAGATGGAAATTATTTTTCCGAGAGGAGACGCACCGGAAAAGGTAGCGAAAAACAGTGTAGCTGTAGGAACCATCAAAAGAGAACAGGAGGTAGAAAAAGATGGAAGAAAAGAAGAAACCGGTCAGACCGTTTAGTGTCATTTATGCTGATGCAAAGCAGGCGATTACAAGACAGGTCGGAAACACTATGGCAGCTTACGGGCTGCCTATTTTCATGACAGAGGGTATTTTGAGTGCGGTTCTGGCTGAGATCCGGACAAATGCCTCAAATGAGCTGGCGGATGAAACTGCCAGATATGAAGAGGAATTGAAAACATATTACGAGACAGAAGTTAAGGAAATGCAGGAATCCTTTGAGAAAGAGAAAGAGGGGTTGATACTGGCATTTGAAAATCCGGAAGAAAATCCGGATATGTCAGAAGAGGATGTTGCAGAAGAGAATGTCGCAAGAGAGGAGCCTACTATCAAGGAGGTGGAGTAAATGGCAGATATTTCCCAGGAAATAGATCAGCTTAGAAATGCGGTCTATGGAGAAGAGGTGCGAGGAGCTTTCATTAGCTGTATGCAGAAAATCCATGAGGAGAATGAAAGCTACAATGACATCAAAGAGTTGGTCAACCGGTCTGCGGCTACTATGAAACAGCAGGTAGACTCAATCAATACGAAAACTGAGGAAGTCCAGACTGCATTGCAGAATCTAGCGAATGCTATTGCAAATGGCAAATCTCAGCAGGAAGCAAATGAGAAAGCTACCGCAGCCGGAAAGACCCAGCAGACAGCTACGGAAAAGGCTACATCAGACAGTAAGAATCAGCAGACAGCAACCGAGAAAGCTACAGAGGCCAGCAAGACCCAGCAGGCAGCCTTGCAGAAAGTCGTTGATTCTGCAAAACAGATTGATTCTGCAATCCAGCAATCTGTATCAGCAGCAAACCAGGCAGCGAATGATGCAAACCAGGCGGCCGGTCTGGCATCTACAGCAGCCGGTAATGCGAACGGTGCGGCTTCGGCAGCAAGCCAGGCAGCTCAGAATGCTAATGCGGCTACTGAGAATGCCAATAAAGCGGAGCAGTCCAGGTCACAGGCTGAAACTGCCAGAGTCCAGGCAGAACAGGCGAGATCCCAGGCAGAAACTCAGAGAGCATCTGCGGAGCAGACAAGAACCGCCAGTGAAAAAGTCCGGATTCAGAACGAGAAGGACAGGCAGGCGAATACTGCGGATGCCATTGCTAAGGCGAAAGAGGCTACAGAGATACTTATTAACCAGGTCAACACGATTGCGTTCCAGATTAACCCGGATGACAAGGGACTTGACGCAATCATTTTAAGTGCATAGGAGGCAGAAAATGAGCGAGACAATCAACATCCCCAGAGACACGACCATGCAGTTGCTGGTCAAAGTTCACAGAGATCAGATTGCTGGAGAGATGGATCTGAAATATAAAGAGAAAGTTGCGGCAGCTACTTCCAAAGCGGAGGTAGATGCCCTTTTTACTGAATGGTGGAAGATTCAATATAATCCGGAGCTTTTCACGAAAGCGGAGATGCTGGAGAGATGGTTCGGAAATGTTCTGGTTGATTCCAGAGTTCACGGCGTAACGACACCAAGATATGATAAGAGTACGTCCATGATCGGAACCTTAACGGATGATTCCACAGGACTGACATGTACACCGTCCACAGAATCTACAGCCGGTAATGATCCGTTTGCACACCTTCCGCAGTTTTGGTGCCTGGAGGTTGCGGCAGAGAAAAAAGCAGATGGTTCCCATGAGATTTTCTATGTAGAACACATTGACGATACAGCAAAGGTCAGAGGTGGAGAACATCTGTGTTGGATGATCCAGAAGAACACCTACAAGCGTGAATGGCAGGACAAGGATTACAAATATCTGAAAACCAGATGTACACCGGCTCCAGGCTACAAACGTTGGAAAGAAGGTACAGACCGAACCGGAAAAGTGCATGAGTACATGGCACATCCGAAATATTACGCCGGTCTGGACGCAGACGGAGCGATCACTTGCGGAACTGGACTGGCACCGGTCAACCGTACCTCACATTCAACCGGAGTAACCAGATGGAGAGCCAGAGGAACACAGTATTCCGGAGCATCTGGATCACTTCTGAAGTTCCTGGATGCTATGATGCGTCTGAAATATGGACGTAAAGGAAATTCCGGAAAGATTGAAGGATGCTCAAGCTACAGTTTCCAGTACACGGTAGCCGTGGCTGAGACCGGAGTGGAGCGAGTAATTCTGACCACAGCACAGGCGGCAAACCTGTTCGTGGGTTCTGCGGTCATGCTGGGAACCAATGCATCGACCGATAGAAACGCTGCCAGTGCATACTCCATTTTTGATGCGAAGTTAATCACAGCGATTGAGACTGTGAACATTGACGGCACAGACTATTCCGCAGTGTACGTGGACAACGGTGGAAAGACTTTTGACACGGTAGTCGGTACGACAATGCTGTCTACTGCTCCGTACTATTCCGGATGGAATGACAATGTGCTTGGTAGAGATGGTAGCCGATACAGTCCGACTTCCGGAAAAGAACCTGGAATGATCCAGGGTGTAGAATTTATGAATGGTTCCTATCTGATTGTCTCCGATGAATTATGGCAGTGGAGCCAGGATGCGAATGAGAATTATTGTTTTGATTGCTACAAATGTTACGATCAGTCAAAAGTAGGCTCTGCAATCAATGAGAACTACGAAAAAGTAAATGTTCCAACATTGGTATTTCCGAAAGATACGGCTGCCTGGACATGGAAGTATATTACTGATAATGCAATCAATGATGATGTTCTATGGCCGGAGGCAACCAACGCAAGCGGAAGCGGCGTTGGAGTGGGAGCTGGCTTCTATTGCGTCCCTGCGGCGTCTGGTGTTCGTGCGGCTTGGTGCTTTGGCCACTTGAGCTTCGGTGGTGTTGCTGGCGTTCCTTGCCGTTACTCGTACGCTGGGGTGTCTGCCGCTAGCTGGTACGGCTCTCTCGGAGCACCTGGTCTTGAGGGTTAAAAACGGGGTGAATGCGAAGCAGAGGGGCAGTAAGCCCCTTTATTGTCTTATTTGCAAATAAAATAATTTTAGGGTTATACGGTGTCTGGGAGCTGGCTTCAATTGCGAACCTGCGGCGTCTGGTGTTCGTGCGGCTTGGTGCTTTGGCAACTTGAACAACGGTGGTAATGCTGGCGTTCCTTGCCGTAACTCGAACAATGGGGTGTCTAACGCTAACTGGAACGGCTCTCTCGGAGCAACTGGTACAATTTTGAAAAGAGTATTTAAAAATCATTGCACCGTATAATCCTCGCTTATGTGCGAAAATAACTTGAAACCAACGAGGCTAGTACCTACGGGGAAAGCCACGGCAGTAACCAGATGATAGTAAGGAGGTTTGATGAAAACCTATTGCAAACCGGCAACCGTGAATGTTGAGGACTGGAAATTCAACGAGGTTGCCGTAATAGAATGTTTCCGGAATAAGCGTGGAAGAAACGATTTCCAACGTCTGCTATGCAAGACCGGAAAGATCACGAAGCGTCAGATTGCAGAAGACCGGCTGAACCAGGATTTCAAGAGAACCCTGGAGGCTGAGAGCGAAGTTGCGAAGATGCTGACACAGCGTATCGTTGACCGTGATCTGCAATTAAAGCCGATTCGCCAATTTCAAAGGGTGGATGGGCTGACGCAGAAACTAAGAGACATCTGCCAGGAATCTCCGGAACAGCAGGTGTTTGAGTATATCGCTGTCTTTGCTTTGAAACCTCTTTTCCGGGCAAAGATTCTGCCGGTCCAGTATGGGAGCATCCCGAAGAAAGGCGGAGTTGCTGGAAAGAGGAAGATTGAAAGACTTCTGAGAAAGAAATTCCACGGCAAGGTTGTAGCAATCAAAGGAGATGTAACAAAAGCCTATCCATCGGTAACGGTGGGTATCGTAATGGAGATGTTACGAAGAGATATAGGCAAGAATAAAGTGCTGCTATGGTTCCTGGGTGCTCTTATGAGCAATTATCCTGGGAACCATTTGTGTATTGGTGGATATCTTCCGGCATGGTTGTTTAATTACGTTATGAGCTATGTTCTGAGATACATCTATCAGCAGGCACAGATACGCAGAGGAAAGCGGAACAGGCTTGTCTATGCGGTTGTATGTTATGCAGATGATTTTACAATCTATGGCGATATCTCGAAGCTGAGAAAAGCCATGAAGAAAGCAACAGTCTGGGCACACGATAAGTTTGGACTGAAAATCAAGGATATCTGGCAGTTCTATCAAGTGGCATCGTTCGATGAAGAGAAGGAGAACCACGAAGAGAGAAAGAAAGGCAGTAAGAAAAGAACTCCAGGAGTTGACATGATGGGTTATGTAGTCCGGAGAAAATACACGATCATCCGTGGCAGAGTATTCCGGAGAATCCGGAGGCAGGTGCTACGTGCCTGGAGGGATTTTGTAGAAAGAGGATTTGTCCCGTGGTGGAGGGCTTGCAAGGTCGCTGCCTACAAAGGCTGGATAGACCACAGCAATAGCTTGAAATTCCGGATTAAATATTGCTTTGATGCATTGTTTAAAATGTGTTCATATAGTGCAAGTAAGCACGGAAAGGAAGTAGAAAATGAGAAGAGAATCTTACTTATCACAGCCATCGAAGATTGAGATCTACCCGGTGTTTTCCGGCACGGATGTTATCCTGCGAAAAAACATCGAGTTGGTAGAGAGAGAAGAAATCCAGGATGGAAAGAAAAGTAAATATAAGGTGTGGGAGTGTGATGAAGTGCAGTTCCACTACAACGGCGAAGTAACAGAGGAAGAGATCGAAGCCGATTTTGATTACTGGTTCCAGAAAGCGGAGGAAGTACCCGATCCTGCCAGTGTAGAAGATCTGAGCCTGGAAGATGCGAGAAAAGCAAAATACCAGGAAATCGCAAAGGCTTGCGAACGGACGATTTATGCCGGAGTGGATGTGCCGACCTCATCCGGAGTGGAACATTTCAGCCTGACCGAGAAAGACCAGATCAATTTGTTTGGTAAGAAAATGCAGTTACTGGCAGGAGAAGAAAAACTGGAATACCACGAGGACGGACAGCCTTGTAAGTATTTCTCTGCGGCAGATATGCAGAACATTGTTGACCGGGCAATGTTTTTCGTATCCTATAACACAACCTACTGCAATGCGATCAACATGTGGATTAAGTCAGCAGAGAAAACAAGTGATCTGGAACAGATCCAGTGGGGAGCTGAGATCCCGGAAGAGTTCCAGAACGAGGTTCTGAAAGATTACATGAAGATTTTGGCATCCGGAGGTATCGCATGAGAATCATAAAATATCCGTTGCTCTTTCTACTTGGAGGGAGCATTTATTATTTGCTGGAGATAATCTTCCGTGGCTATTCGTTCCCGGCAATGATGATCTGCGGAGGCTTATGCTTCGCCCTCTGCGGTGCAATCAATGAGAAGAACCGGTGTATGCCTCTGATCCTGCAACAGTTGATTGCGGCGGCAGGAATCACAGCAATAGAATTTCTGTTCGGACTGATTTTGAATGTGTGGCTCGGTCTGCATATGTGGGACTACAGCAACATGCCGGGAAACATTCTTGGTCAGATATGCCCTCAGTTTACAGCGTTATGGTTCTTCCTGTCGGCATTAGGAATTTTCCTGGATGATTATATCCGGTGGGTATTTTTCAGAGAAGAGAAACCACATTACCACCTATTCCGGAAGAAGGAAGAGAGAAGAAAAAGAAAATGACAAAGTTACAGATTATCTCAAAGCTCTGGTCGGCAATTTATGATCTGATTTTCCTGGTCAAAGGAACGCCGACAAAGAGCCTGGAAGAAATAGAGGCAGATCTTGGCATCGTTGAGTATGCGTGCCGGAAGTACGTTGACTGTGACGATGATGAGATAACATTCAAGAGCGAAGGAGGTACAGCCTATGCAGATCCGAGCACAGCCACGGAAGCAGATTAGTTCTGAAAATCCGAAATAACAGGGAGGAGATACCAATGGAATTATTGATAGCTGCCGGTATCCCGTCCGCAATCGTGGCATTTTGTTTCTGGTTGTTGGAGAAGCGAATTCAAGAACGGGCGGAAGTCGAAAAGAACGAACGGGCATGCAGGCAGAGAGAACAGGATGAGAAAGAAGAGAACCGTGAAAAGCTCCAGTACATGATGCTGAAAGCTCTGGACGGTTCTCTTTGTTTGTCAGAAGCTACAGCAAAGGCGGTGCAGAGGATTCCGGATGCGAAGTGCAACGGAGATATGCACGCTGCATTAAATTATGAGCTGGAGCAGAAACATGATCTGGAGAATTTTCTGACAAGGCAGGGAGTGAACCATATCACAGGGGAATGAAATAGAAGGCTATATTTGCCCGATATTCGCCTTTATAGCGTTTAGGCAATAATTTCCCCATTCAAACAATTAAAAACGCTACAGGGAACTATCAAGAGATTACAAAGTATAACAGGAGGATTGATTCTATGGAATTATTGAATTTTTTAAGCCAGGTGCCGATTCCGGTTCTGATTCTGGTGATCGCAGTGCTGGTCGTTGTGACAGCAGTGGTCGTATATCAGTATGCGAAAGCGAAGGGACTGGATGGCATCCGGAAAGAGGTGTACAAGCTGTTCCTGCACGCTGAACATATCTACAAAGAGTCCGGCCAGGGAGAAAAGAAACTGAAATGGGTAGTACAGCAGGCAAGAGGATTGCTACCTAAGTGGTTGCAGGTAATCATGTCCGAAGAGGTACTGCTGAAAATTATTGACTGGTGGTTCAAGGAAGTTAAGGACCTTTTGGACGATGGAAAGGTAAATGGCTCTCAGAACTAATCAGAGAAGGGAGAGAGGAGCTATGGGCTTAAAAATCCTATTGGTGTACCTTTTGGGGATTTTACTGTGCCAGCCAGTCTACATCTGGTGTATCCGGACACTGTGCCGGATGGAAGATGAAGACGAAGAGTTGTACTGTCAGGACAATGGCATGTACTATGAGCCAAGCAAGCCGAATTATCCGCTTGTGATAGTGCTGTTGCTGATGGCAGGAATCTTCTGGCCGTTGGTAATTTTGTTTGCGGTGTTCGTTCCGTTGACATTTTTGCTGATGGACAAGATGGGGCAGTTGCATCCGAAAGATGATGATGAGATGGACCCAGAAGAGGACACATACTTATGACCGGGTGGGGAGAAATCCCTGCCCTTTTTGTGAATGAAGGAGAATTTACAAATGGCAATAGAACGGAATACATACACAGATATTTTGTTTGACGCTTTAATGGCTGCCGGTTGCACGATATATGGTGCGTGTGCGGCAATGGGGAACATTTACGCAGAATCCAAAATGAATCCACGTAATCTGGAAAACCTTTGTGAGAGATTACTTGGGTACAAATATACGGACGATACCTACACGGAAGCAGTAGACTCCGGAAAGATAACGAGAGCGTTATTCCTGTATCCGTTGGGAGACTCCAGGCAGTACGGTTACGGGTTCTGTCAGTGGACATCTGCCGGAAGAAAAGCCGGCCTTTACGATCTGGTCAAGTCCAGAGGAGTGTCCATCGGAGATGCGAAGACGCAGACAGAGTACATGCTGAGCGAATTGAAGACGAGCTATAAGAGTGTCTGGAAGGTATTGCAGACCGCAACCTCAGTGCAGGAAGCGTCCGATATCTTCTTAGTCAAGTTCGAGGCTCCGGCGAATGTAGGTTCGGCAGTGAAGAAAACAAGGGCTTCTTACGGGGAGCAGTATTTAAAGATTTACCAGAATCAGAAGAAGGAGGAAAACAAAGTGAGCAAAATTGAAAATGCAGTAGCAAGAGCAGAGGCAATCGCCCTGGACGATTCACACGGTTACGACCAGGTAGACCGTTGGGGCAAACCGAATTACGATTGTTCCGGGCTGGTAATCAGATGTTTGGAAGAGGCCGGAATCCCGGCAAAGTCAAGCGGAGCAACCTATACAGGCAACATGCCGGAGGTTCTGCCAAAAATCGGATTCAAGGATGTTGTAAAATCCGTGGATCTGGCAACCGGTAGTGGAATGATCCGTGGAGATGTCCTGCTCGGAAATGGACACACAGCATTCTACTGCGGAAATGGTAAACTGGTGCACGCAAGTATCAACGAGAAAGGAACGGTCACAGGAGGAAAGTCTGGAGATCAGACCGGTAGAGAAATCTGCATCCGCAGCTATTACAATAAGCCGTGGATTCATGTGTACCGTTACACCGGAGTGACAGCATCTGCATCCGAAACGGTTAATGTGAGAAATTATCTCCAGAAAGGCGATTCCGGGGACGCAGTAAAAGAAATGCAGAAAATGCTGATCGGTTGCGGATTCTCCTGCGGAAGTTCCGGAGTAGACGGTTCTTTTGGCGGAGACACAGAGAAAGCTCTGCTTGCGTTCCAGGCATTTTACGGTTTGGAGCAGGACGGCAAGTACGGACCGGTATCTAAGAGTAAGCTGGTTTCTGCTTACAACGGAAAGACAGCAGCCAGTGTTCCGGAAAAGAAGAACACTCCGTCTTACACTGCTGGACATGAGTACACTTTGCAGGTAGAACTGAAAGTTCGTACAGGTCCAGGAACAAACTACAGCGCAAAGAAACATTCGCAGTTGACGGCTGACGGCCAGAAACACGATAAGGACAATGATGGCTGCCTGGATGCAGGAACGGTCGTAACGTGCCAGGAAGTTCGGAATGTCGGAAACGATATCTGGATGAAAGCACCGAGCGGTTGGATGGCTGCTTATTACGATGGCAAGGTATACATCAAATAATGCCTTTAAGGCAAGGAACTAAGAAAATTAAGCACACCTCTTTTGGTCAAAAAGGAAAATATGTCACATTGCCCCGGTGTTCTGCCGGGGCTTCTTTTTTATTGCGGAGCAAGTCCGTAGAATAAATCAATATACAAAATTCACAAAAAATCCCCTTCAAATTTGACGAAATGTGCCTGAGTAACGATAGACGTTTTTAGATACTAACTTATGCCTAAGAGCTAAAAGCCGGTATAGAAGCGTGTACGATGTTATAGCCATATATGCTGAAAATGCGGTTCTGCAAAGTTCAATCTGAGTTCCGAAGTTATCCACAGGAAGAATGTTGATAATGTGAATAAGTCGAAAAATCGAAGCAAAAAACATTTCCTATATATAAAACCTTGTAAGATTTCTTACATGATTTCTACACCATAATTAGAGATAGAGTAAGAGATAGAGATAAAGATAGATAAAGAGATAAAAAAGAATAGCACTTTGCGTTGCAAAGATGCTACACACTAATTCGACAGCTCGAAAAATAATTGAAAAATAGAAGTAAAACACTTGACACGTTCGAGTTATCGAAGTATAATAAAGTTACAAAATAACAAAACAAATACACGATACAAACGGAGGTAGTCAAGATGAACGCATTAGTAATATACAGAAGCCTGTTAAGTGAAAGAGATAAAAATGAATTTGGTTATCCGGAATGGGATGCAGCACAGAAGATGCTGTGGGTGTTCATTGAAAAAGCCCTGGAAGCTGGAGAAGAAAGCATTGCTGATGAAATCGTAGATGAGCTGTATTCTTTGAGTGATTGTGGATGCACGCTGGAAGATGAGGCAGTGAAAGCAGATTTGGAGATGCTTGAAAAGTATGGATTTGGTAGCCGAGCAGACAAAGTAAGAGAGCTTTGTTGGAAGTAGGCTTATTTTTTTACCTGCAAGGTTCGCAAAATCGAAGTAATAATTCAAAGGAGCGAAGAATATGGCAAAGAGATCAAGAGCAAACAGAACTGAAAAGGCTACATACCAGAACATCCGGAATGAGCACAAATACATAGACGTGGTTCATCATGGAGATGGTCATTATTACATAATCCAGTACATAAAGCATGAGCTTCCAGAAAGAACGGTTGTCAATTATATGGGAACCAGATGCGGACACAAGCAGAAGTTCAGAATTGGAAAAGGGACGCTGCTGAGCATCCTGGAAGATTACAAGAAAGTTGAGGAGGCGTAGAAGGTATGACAAAACAGGAATTTCAAAAGAGAATTGGGGCTGAGATAAGCCAGAAAGATTATTCCATCGTGGAGCATGTGTATACATGGCATCCGTCCATCAGCGAGGTAGAGGGTAAGGAACAGATAGCAGAGTTGTATAAGTCCTTTGGAATGCCAATCATCAAGAATATGATGGAGGCTGCGAACTATGCAGAGACGCTTGACCGGGCAATGGCACAGGCACAGAGACAGGTGGAGGAGCTGAGAAAGCGAATCATCAGAGTTGCGAAAGGAGACCTGGTAGTGGAACAGTGCATTACAGAGGCTAAGAAATTATTTGAGACGGTCAACGATCCGCATGAGTGGGATGTGGCAGTTTCTTATCTGAAAAAAAGATACGGAGCAGATGCAGTAGACGAAGCCATTAAAATTGAGCATCTGGAAATGTAGGAGAGGAGTGAGAGTATGGCAGACAGAAGCAATGCCCGGCTGAATGAAGAGATTGAAAGCAAAATCAGACAGTGGGATGGCACAATATTTGGAGCATCATTGAAAAATATGTATGAGAACGGCACGAGCTATGAAGGTATCTGTGAGTATGCAGATATTGATTACGAAGATTACGAGGAGGAATAGAGATGGCGGACATGACGCTGAGAGAGTTTTGTGAGAGATACCGCAAGGGAGATTTCCTTGCAAAAGACAGAAATACCCAGATTGAGGCCGGTTGGTATGACTGGTTTTGCAGTGACAAAGCACTGGCAGGCCGGTTGGCGAAAATCTGGAGTATCTTGAAAGGGGTTACGAGCAATTACATCTTGGATAACTACAGAGTATGGTTCAAGAATAACTGCCCGATGGTCGGTCCGCTCTATGATGATGTAAGATTCGAGCCGCTTGACGAAGAGAAGAGGGATGAGTTGTATTTTGGAGTTGCTATTGATGATGAACGCAGAGACAACAAGTACATTATCTTCACTGCCAGAAATGATTACGAGGATGAGTGCGGATTTAATAATGTCCGAGAAGTACGGCAGTTCATCAATGGGTGGGAAGAAGAGCTGAAAAATGAGGAGTTTTACAAAGAAAGGGAGCGGAAGAAAGAAGAGCTGAAAAAGGAGAATGATAGATGTCTTGCGCTGTTAAGAAAAGCAGATGAGGTTCTGGGAAAGCATGAGGAATAATGTATGCAGGATATGAAAGTGGCACTGTTCACGATTGAGGATTTGAAAAAGAATCATCCGGATTATTACAGACGGTTAAACCCGAAATGCCAGGTTTGCCAGAATATTTTAAGCAGCAGTGAATGCGATATGTGCGAGGATTTTGATATGTTCGCCAGAGTAAAGGAGGAAATGAAGTGAGACAGGCAGAGTTTGCGGAACTGAGCAGGGAAGTAATGCCGGTACTGGATAAGCTGACGGAGATTGCAGGCCAGCATGGAACGGCAGAAAAGCTGGTAAGCATTACATTGAGTGCAGAAGGTTATATTCATTTTACGGTACATGACAGTGGAATGTGTCTGAGCAGATTAAAAAGAGAAGATGCACCGGAGTTGGAAATCAGAAAACAGTTATCCCAGGAAATGGGAAGAGAGGAGAACTGATATGGCAAGTTTGAATGTTAAGACAGAGTATTCAGAGTATAAGGACTGTAAGTTAAGAGTCGGTAAGTATGTGGAAGACAATAGCGTTGCTGTTGAAATTTATAACAGATGGGATGGACCTATTGCGAGAGTAACCACCTGCCTGTGCGACCATTCGTTGGCAGAAGATGAGGCGTATGTTGACACCAATAATTGCCCTTGGGCGGTAGCTCTTCTGGAAGAAAACGGATTTGCGGAGAGAACCGGGCGTACTCGGAGAAGCGGTTACTGCGAATATCCGGCAATGAAATTTGACAGAAGCAAGATGGCAGAGTTTGAGGAGGAAAGTTAAGATGGAGAGCTATAGAGAGTTAAGAGACAGACAGCAGAAAGAGTTCAATGAGCTGCCGTTGGGGTTTGCGTTCTCAGATAAGCAGTTTGATGAAATGATGGGAAAATGGGGACTTGACCCGGAGAAAGACCTGGATAAGATTTATCGGATTCCGGGCGGTGGATTCATCCAGAAGAAAGATCACAAGCATTTCCATGAGGTACTGGACCGGCACAACGCTGAGATGGAGGCGGCAAAGGCGGCCGATGAAGATGGAACAGGATTTCTTTACCAGATGTTCAAGTACGAACTGGATAATCACGAGTACGGATACACCGGAGATCTTGAGGATACGCTGGATTGCTTAGGATTGACTTGGGAAGAACTGAAAGCGTCACCGGTAATGCTGAAAGCTCTGGATAAGGCTTCGACAGAAATCAGAGAAAGAGAGGGATGCTAAGTATGGATGAGAATAAACGCATAGTAATATGCAGACGCTGTAAAAAGCCGGAATACTGGGGAGAAATGAGATGGCTTTCCGGATTTTGCGTATGCAGAGATTGCTACAAAGCGCAATGGGAAAGCGAAAATCATAAGCCGTATACCTGGGATGACCTGGATGGAAAAAGACCAACGATGGAAGAATTTGAAAAGGAGAATGAGTAATGGCAAGAGAAGAGCTAAAGACAATCGAAGGATGGCACAAGAGCGGCTGCAACAGTTGGGATGAATATTGTAAGCCGGGAGATATGGTAGACCAGGGAGTAGCAGATTACTTCCTGGATATCCTGCCACCACGGATAATGACAAGGGATTACTTCCAGGTAGGAGAGCCGCACAGTCATGCAATCAACCCGAAGACAATGAAGAACTGCGGCACATATGCAACATTCGCCGTAAGAGGAAAAGAAATCTGGGAGTATTGCGGAAACTGTTTTCCTCACATGTGTGTAGATGTTGAGAAATTCAAGAAACGGGATAGCGTGCAGGCTTTTTTGCATGAGACATACAAGCTGGTGTGCGGGATTGCACAGGCTCCGAGACCTCATATCTTCTGCAAAGACGGTTTTGAAATGAGTGTCCAGGCTGGAGATGGATTGTATTGTGAGCCACGGGTGAATTTGGAAAGCGGAGAATATGCAGCTTGCGAAGTCGGATATCCCAGCCAGAAAGAAGAGTTGTTGATGCCGTATATTGAAGATCCGACAGAACCGACAAAGGCAGTGTACCCGTATGTGCCGGTTGAAGTGATTGAACAAGTGATTGAGAAACACGGCGGCTGGTTTGACGCCAGGATTCCATTTGCATAAAGGAGGCGAAGCAGTATGAAGAAATTTATGAAGAGCATGAAGAAGTTCTTTAAGACTATGAAGAAGCTGGCAAAGTAGAGGAGAAGGAGCATGAACAAAGCAAAAAACATGACAACCGGGGCAGGTTATCTGCTCCGGAGAGAAGATTACAAGAGAGTCAAGAAAATGGATCGACAGCAATTTGAATCGTTCTGTAAGAATCTTTATATGACAGCATATGAAGAGGGCAGAAAGTCGGTTCCTGGGATTGACATTACGGAAGTGCAGAAAGCAATCAGCGAGACACCGGGAATCGGAGCGAAGAGACTGGAGGCAATCATGGAAAGCCTCAACAGCAGATTTGCAAAGGAGGGAGATGTGTGATGAAGAGAACGGAGCGGACGGTAAATGTCAAAGCCTGGGGCTGTCTGGGAGCAAAGAGAGTTGTTTTATACGAAGACAGAGATGAACTTAGATTTACGGATGGGTTCCACGATATGAGAATGACCCAGGCCAGAATGGAAGCCTTTGTTCCTGGCGGCGATGCAGTTCTGGCTGATGTGTACCGGAGAGTGAGAGGAACCAGAAGCTGGCATCCGGTTGTAAAAGAGCTGAAAAAATTATTGGATGAGAGAGGGGGAAAAGCGGTATGAAGATTGAACCGAGGAAAGAATCGGACAGAGGCGGTTGGCTGTGTATGCCGTTGTTAGCCAGTGTGCCGGAAGGAAAGGAAGGATGGGAAAAGGTGCGTTGCCCGGTATGTGGAGCACTTTGCTGGAAAAGACCGGAGGATGCAGGCGTGATTTGCCATAGCAAACTCGACGGAGCGTGTTGTACGTTATGTGCTTTGAAGAAAGGAGCTGGCAGGTTATGAAGAGAAGCGAGCAGATCGTAGAATTGATGGACGATGTAAAGAAGATTATCTCACAGATGGCAGTGGTGGATGTATGTGAGGAAGAGAAGCCGGTAGAGGTTGGAAAAACCATCATGACAAGCCGGGAGGTGGCGGATATGTTCCAGGAATATCACTCGGTTACATATCGCAGAATCGCACAGCTTATCGTGGAGCTGGAACCGATGGAGCAGACAGAGTTCAAAATGGCACAGTTCAAGGCAAGACACCAGGAGTACCCGATGTGGGAACTGACTGAAAAAGCCTGCAAGCTCTATCTGACGAGAATGAAAAGAGATAGATGCTACGGGAAAAAGAAGACCGGCATTGAGAAGATGGAAAAAGAACTTCGCTGTCGGGTAAGTGGCCAGAAACTGGTAGAGGATGCAGAGAGTGGATACAAGGACGTCCGGGAACTGTTCAATCAGTTTATTACCGGTCCGAAGGGCGAAAACCGGGAGATTCCAGAACTGACGCAGGCCTACGAACGGCTGAGAGCGGTTATGGAGGCACAGGTTCCTGGGGCGAAAGCTGATACGGCGATAACATCTGCGGTATACGATGTGGCGATAGAGTCAGAAATGCAGGGGTTCATTTACGGATTTCAGTTGTTCGGAGCGGTTCTGCAGGGATGTGGCAGTTCAAGAAGATGTGCCGGAGAAAATTAAGGGCAGATAGGAGGAATCATGGAGAATAAGTTAGTAAAGCTAAAACCATGCCCGTTCTGCGGCTGCGGAGATAGAAGAGTGGGAATCCGCAGGATGGGTAACAACGGATATAGAATTTGTTGCTCGAAGTGTGGAAGTCTCGGACCTCATGTATCAGTGAAGGACTGGAACGGACACAAGAAGCTTGCGCAGAAAGAGGCAAGAGAAAAATGGAATGAAAGGGTGTGA